GTTTGATTTTGCTTAATTTTTTAGAAGTGTGCCAGGCTGTTGGTCTGCGGATCCAATTGGTGGCGGTTGCCTGTGGCCCATGGTTCAAGGCTCTAGGACGCTCCAGAATGGCCCAAAAAAAAGCCCCGAGGTGATTATATCCTCGGGGCTCGTCTGGTAGGTTCTGGGCCCTCTGTGAGAGGCGCAGGGGCCAAGTGTTTATAGCCTATTACTCCGGCCCATATGTGGCCAAGTATTGAGAGTATGACAGATCTAGGCCTTGTCGGTTGTAGGACTCTCTGGCCTCCGCGTATCCATCGTCCTGATAGTCCGGTATTGCGTCCTCCTCGGTCAAGATACCAAAGCACAAAGAAGGATAGCCTGCCTTGTCTGTGTGGATCTCAATAGAATGATTAGGCCATAAAGCTTTAGCCTCTCTGACGGTGTAGATATTTTGAAGGTACTCGCCCCAAGCGTTAAAGACCTTGACCTCATAGCCTGCACGGATTACGTCCGGCAACTGACTAATTGATATCTCAAGCTCTGACATAATGAAATCCTCCTCTTGGCATCTGTTTCTGCTTTTCGGTGTAGTACAAAGTTGAACCATCTTTTTCCACTCTGTGCCCTTTCCCGTTCAGACGTTGAAAATTAATTAATCCGTTGCGGATCCGCAGTTGAAGGTCTCCCCTGCTGAGCTCTAAAAATTCATGTAGATATCTAGAAGTTGTTTTCGAAAAATCCCAGTACTGAATATCTAAATCGATCTGCGGAATTTGTATTTCATAATTTACTCGATTAGTCACTGCTACGATGGTCTGATAGGACTGCAAGGCCTTCCAATGGGGGGTCATAATAACGATATGATTGGGGCTCGCTGATCGGTTAGAGCTCAATTTTAGCGGTTTAATTTTAATCAAGCTTAAGGCGTCTCTCTCGGCCTCTATCCTCTGGCCCAGAGCGGTTGTAGGAAGACCGTCACGCTGAAAAGTGTGTTGGTCTGGTTGTGTATGTAATTTGAAAGTAACATTGTTCATTTTTTAATATCTCCTTTGTTAAGTTAAACGAACTAGAAAAGAATAATTCATTTTTTTGTTTATGGCAAGTTATGGGATTATCTGAGAGCGCAGCAGTCCAGGCTCGCGCACGAAAAAACCCCAGAAGGGGCCAATCTTCTGGGGCTCAAGGGTTACTAAAAAATTAAGTCTTTTAAAAAATTTTTTAAAAATTCTAATTCAATTTTTCGGCGGTGTAACAGTCCTGCTCTATTTGTGCCAAAGTGTGGGCGAAAAAAGAGAGACCTTCTATTACGTTTTTTTTGCTTCCCTTACATGCCTCAGCAAAGTATTCCTCAGGGTCTACTCCATCAGATATAGCCATGTTCCATACCTCTGCTATGGTTTCCCAGTCTTCTGGGGTAGATTCCTCATAAATAGGAACATCCGGAAAAGAGTTTTTCAGCGTAGCAACTATTAGAGGCAACTTTTCAATAGTGATTGGTTTATTTTTCATGTTTTAATATCTCCTGTTTAGATTGAACGAACTAGAAAAGAATAATTCATTTTTTTGTTTATGGCAAGTTATGGGACGGTCGATAAAAAAACCCCAGAAGGGTTTAGTCTTCTGGGGCTCAAGTTTTAAAAAATTTTAGATTATCTAGGCGACTAATTTTTGCCGTAAGCTTGTGTTACTAACAAACCTCTGTCCTGCTTGCATGTACATCTGGTGGTCGTCTGCCGTTGCTGAATGTTGCAGGGCTGTTATTGCCTGCATGATGTCATAGTTACTTAACGGCTTTCCGGCTATGCCGTCTTGATTGGCCTTGGCCTTAATGAGTTCATCTCTCATTCTTTGTCCATCAACGTCCGGTAACTTAAGCTCTTTTTGGACACGACTGCAAACTTCTGCATAGCGGTCTGAAGACTGAAATTCTGGCGTATAAAGTTCTTTTCCGACTTCCTCAAATAACGCCATCTCAGTTTTAAAATTATCCTTATTAACAACACTAGCAGTAGCATCTCTCAAGGCTAATCCAACTGTTCTGTTATCGCTCTCTATTGTTTCGCGACTAATAACGCCCAGACTAGTGACTGCTCGCTGAACGTGGTTTTTTCTGACATTGCCAGACGTGACCATTGTCTGGCCATTATCACAGAAGCAAGTAATAACAAGCGGAGATATAAGAACGCCCGATTTACCGGTGCAAGAATTTCTGAGATTTACACCATAAGCGACAAGCGAACCTTCAACCGGTTCTTCCACTAATGTTTTACTTTTAAAGCTAAAAGTCGTGACATCGTCAGTTTTTTTGAAACCTGATATTGTAAAATTTACCTCTTGTTTAGCTAATTCGGGCAACACTGCGTCTAAAATAAACTTATCCTCAATTGGCCTGTACTTATCTGAACCCAGAAAAGCTAAACGGTGTGTCCCGTCCTGATTAAGAAGTACTCGAGCTGACAATAGTCTGGGTCTTTTGAGAGTATACTTGCCATTTTCCTCTACAAAGTCCCTCTGATGCCATTTCTCGTTGAGTGCATTCAAGCCTGCTTCACTATCAATTAGACCAGCGTCTAGAATACATTCTCTAACAAAATGAACTGACAATGCTCCACCATTATATGATCTGGAAGCAGATGCAATATTGGTTACTGCGGTATTTGTTAAAGAACATTCCAGTCGAGGATAATCAGGGTGATTAGGACTAGAATGAGCATTAATTACAAGTTTAACTTCGCCATCTATAAACTCAAAATGAGTATCCTTAATTTCGATCATTAAAATTTGTCTGGTTGCTAGTTCTCCGACCGATTGTATATAAGACCCTAGTAAGTCTCCTCGATGGTTATCCAATTGATTAATACAATTTCTCATATCAGGTGCAACAATATCTCCAATATTCAACGACAAGTCGGTTGAGGATTTGCCGATATTAATTATATTATTCATAATATAAAAATCTCCATAAGTGGTTAATAAAAAAGGCCGTATTTATTACGGCCTCCAGAAAGTAGCATATAATCTTATACAAGGTCAAGTGAGGCCTATATCTCCTGCTACATGAAATCTAATTCTTGTTTTATCTTTTAGAGTTTGGCTCCATGCAAGAACCCTGTCTCCATCAGATAAAGAGGATTTTTCGTCTAGGGTATTATTCCAAGCTATCCGAGTATGAAAGCCAGAATGAGCATAACAGCCCCCCTTTCTTTGGTTAGCCAATTTTTTTTGAATGCCGTGTTCTGTAAAACAAATTATCTGCTTACGATTTTTTTGGGCACATAAGGCCGTTTTCCCTCCGCAGTTTGCACAGGTTATCTTTTTATTTATCTCAGCCGGACAACGTAAAAAAACAATACCTTTAATTATTCTTTTAGCAGGGTTCTCTGCCCAGAATGTATCAGACACAACAGTAACAACAGGTATTTTTTTATTAAAAAATCTAATAGCCTGCTTGATGCTATCAGTACTATAATTAAAAATTGTTTTACCTTTACGAGCAATTTTAATCCATTGGTCAACTTTAAAATGGGTATAAAGCCATGATTGGCCTTGAGGTGCTACGGCCTGACTCAATGCCTTAGTGTACTCTAGATCAATTTTTTCTGTTCCTTTTGAATGACGATCTAAAAAAGGGCAAGTAGAGGGGCAAGTACCAAATTTATTTATATTCCCTGCTCTATAAGTAGTCGCAATACCTGTTGTTTTTTGGGCTCTTGATTTAGACACTAACTTGACTGTCATTTAATTACCCTCACTTGACTGTTTGTTTTGATGGCAACACGGGCCCCGCAGGACAATAAAGTCTTATCATTACCAGAATAAACAACAGTTGATGGGCCTAGTATTTCAACTTGGTGGGCATACGTATTTTGTTTACCCTGCTTAATTGTAATTACAGGGTCGTTTTTCCCTTCTTTTTTATTTGCTCGTATAACGTGCTGATTAATGTGGATATATTTCATTTTCTTTTCCTCAATATAGTGGAAGGTTAAAGTATCCCATATAGTCTGATATGTCAAACAGGGTAAGTATCAAAAAGCCCTATAAAGTAATCTACCCAGAAAAATAGAAAAAAAATTTAGTGCAAAAAAAGTTCCTTCAGACAAGAACATATTTTAAAAAGGTTATCAGGTTATCGGGTTACATCGTGATAAAGTGTAAAAATTTTTTTCTTAATTCTGAGCTAGATATGTATAAGGGGCAACTTTTTAGTTGATTTCCGATAAAAAACCCCTATTGTTGCTATATTATCCCATAAAATAAGGTAAATGATATGTTATTATGGCTATATATGAAGCAAAAAAAAGAACTAAATTCTATTAATTCAAGCACCGTGGAGCGTGTTTCGTGCCCAAATTGTGGGTATCACTTAATGAAACGTAACCGTAGTGTATACCTTTGTCCGATATGCAAGACAGGGTTTCAACCAGAGGGTTTTGATGAAAATGACATTTGAACTAAGAAAAACTAGAAAAGTATTGTGTAATGACGGAGACTGTCCTCGTTCTAATGAGTGCAAACGCTACATTAATGCAGGTTCGGCTAACGATATACACATTTGGTTTCCAAGACCTGATAATTCGGGTTGTCGCAATTTTAAGGAGCAAACATGACACATGAAAAATTAGAGGAGCTACAGGCCTATATTGAAGGCCTCGAAAAAGACCGAGAGACACTTTATAAAACTCAATTATATCTTCAACAAAGACGTAATGAGGTGCAGGACGAAAATCCTTCTAATCCTCACCCTGTAGGGGAACATCAGAAGACATTGGAAGATGCTATACAAGTGAGCCGTGGTCGGTTTTACATGACGCATTATTCTGAGAAAAAAGATAAGGACGGCAATATAATTGAGCCGTTGGTTCAACCGAGTTTCTTGGAAGAATTTATATCAGGGGAGCGTGAGCTATGAGTAGCATGACAAGTGATGATGAAGCTCAAACCATGAACCGTGAAAAGTGGGTGGAAGAAAATTGTGCCTGCGGAATTTCCAAAGAAACAAACGAATGGTCAGAAAATGTATTTGATTTATTTGGTTGCACTTGTGAACCCGACATAACAGAGGAGGACGCTGATGAGTAGCATGACAAGTGATGCAACATGCACAAACTGTGGCTCGACCAATGCATATCATGAAACTTTTGAGGATGATGAGATAGGAAGTATTACAGGGTGTTTTAACTGTGGGTGGTATGAAGTGTACCGAGAAGATGCGGACACATTAGAGGTGCTTGAGGATTTTGAAGGGTTTGGACATGCGTATGCCCAAGAAGATATTAACGAAGGAAGGCGAGAGAAGGAAGAGAAGACAGGAGACAAACGATGAGTAAAGACATAACCGAAAACATAGACGATGTATGCCGATATCAGTATGGACATACTAATTGGGCATTTGTTGATACGTTAACTGCTAAAGAATTGGAAGAAATTAAGAATAAAAAGCTAGGTGATGTAATGCCAAGCATTGTTTTTTATTATGAGGAGACAGACGATGAGTAAAACAAAAGAATACATCATAGAAGAATTTATAACTGCTAAGTATCTAATTAAGATAGATGCTTCCTCTAAAAAAGAAGCAGAAGAAAAATATTTGAGTGGTGATTACGACCATTATCAAGACAGGAACGAAGAGGATAGCACTGTAGATGACTATGAAGTTTTTTTTGTGCAGGGAGGTGATGATGAAAATTAAATTTGATCGGCATATAGAGGATGATGAGGTTCGTCATTATTACGAGGATAATGGTTACCCTGATCCTGTTGCGTTATACATTCCTAATTACGTCTGGCATTTTTGTGAAAAAAATAAGATTAGTGTCGAAAAATGCATTAATCAAATATTGTGGAGGAAAGGCAAGGCTTATGAACAATGGAAGACGAGAGGAGACAAACAATGAGTGAATTATTCCCAGAGCCAGACAGACCGATGACTTTGGATGAGGTTCTCGATATGGCCGACAATAAAAGACAAGAGCTTGAGGGTGTTGGTTTATCCCCTGCCTTAAGGACAGTTGTTGAGTGTGTGTATTATGCGTCTCAACCAAGGCTGACGTATGGTGCAGTAGACTCCATGTTTATGGAAATAGTTGAAAAGGCGATAAAGGAGGACAGGAGATGATTGAACCATATGATAAGATACGACATTGCGAAGTTTGTCACACTGGGTTTGTTTTAGAAAATGAAACAAGTTGGAATGTTGAAGGTGCGTTTTTAGATTATGATGAAGAAGATTCGCATCAAGGCGGTGAATATGTTTGTAATAAATGTTTTAATAAATTTGAGGAGACTAGAATGGTAGACAAGACGAGGGAGTTGGTTGACCAACTATTATACGAGTTGGACAATGAAAACGGTGATAAGGAGAACGCACGTAACCGCCTTCATACACTTGCTTGGGAACTTGTAAATGCAACGAGACCAGAGGAGAACCCAGATGACTGATATAGGAAACAGATGCGTACATTGTGGTGCTGATACATCTTTTGGGAGTGGATTATTCGTTAATCGTATTCCTGCGGATGCCGATTATGAGGCAGAAGATTCTGAAGGTAATATAATCTTTAAGGACGGGGAGTATCGTGACGGATATGCCTGTGCTCCATGCATGGCCAGAGATTGCGACCGTTGTGATGTTTCAATTCCTTTAGATGAAGATATAACAGCAGATGATTGCGGTCTTGAAGAATTTAGTGATGGTGCATGGCGTGTTCATGAGGAATGTTTAACTGAGGAAGAAACTAAAATTTGGAAGAAACTAAACTCTTAAATTAATTAACCAATAACGGAAAAATCCCGAGGTTTTTATCTCGGGATTTTTTTTGGCCAAAAATAGGGGGTTGACAAGGTATGGGATAATATGTTATAATTAAGATACGGAGAAATTCTAATGTACTCCGTGCTATTTGACATTGTGAATCAGAAAAAAATAATTCTTTAAATTTAAGTAAAGGACTAATCAAGCTATGGAAAATTATAAATACAATGATGGCGGAAGAAAAGAAGCAGGGTTTAAAGGCGAGGCAAGAGATTGTGTTTGTCGAGCAATAGTTATAGCGTCAGGAAGACCTTATCAGGAAGTGTATGATAGGTTAGCTGAAGGCAATGCTTCTCAAAGACGTAGCAAAAATCAAAAAACTAAACTGCCTAAATCTGCTCGAAATGGAATTACTGTTTGGAGAAAATGGTTTAAAGATTACATGAAAGAGCTTGGGTTTGAATGGACGGCTACAATGCAAATTGGTTCGGGATGCAAGGTTCATCTTAAGTCAGATGAGCTACCGAAAGGCCGATTAGTGTGTGTGGTGTCAAGGCATTATGTTTCTGTTATTGATGGAGTCATTAACGATACTCACGATTGTTCCAGAGAGGGAACACGATGCGTCTATGGGTATTGGAAACTAAAAGACTCTGTTACTTCTGCAACGAGCTGAATATCTTTTCCCAATCAATGTAAGGATATTCAAAGAACCCACCGAGGGGCTGAAGATTCAGCCCCTCTTTTTTTATGTCTAAAACTTGGGAAGCGTGGTACAGGTAGATAGAATCTGTTGCGTCCTCGACCATGATCCATGAGCGAGTGTCTTTGTTTTTTTGCAGGAAGGACACTTGATGCGGAGACAGGCGAATACTTCTGGTTGAGGTGATCTTAAGTTCAATAAAGTGAAAGTGGTACTCAGGGCAACGGACAAGAAGATCGGGAATACCTCTGGTGGCATAGGTATCAAGTTTTAAGACATCCCATTCAGGAAGCCTCCACAGATTGGTCCTGATCTTCTGGTAAAACTTCTTCTCCGTTCTTTTGATTTTCTTTTTCGTAATCTTCAGGGTTGGCTTGGTGTTCGATGACGATGGGCTCTCTATGATCTCCTCTAGCGTTTTCATTTCGTATTTCCTTTAATCTTTTTAACACTTCTTCTTTTGACATCTGGTCTATTGATCCGTGGAGAATTTCTTTTCTATCAACGTACAATCCTTGAGCTTGCCCTCTTCGATACTCAGCCTGAACAGATGCACTGTAGGCCCCGTTCTCTTCTGCTCTTCTGGATAAATCGTCTAATCTTTTAATGTGCCGTTGATAGGTCACGGCGTATTTACGGTCGAGTTCGGTTCGATATGTTTGCAGGGCACGAACAACATGAGGACTTTTGTAAGGGTTTAATAGTTCTGATGCACGAACATGGGCAGACCCTTTTGCATATCCTGCCTCAATTGCGGCCTCGGTATTGGTAATCTCTCCGTCCCGTGACACAAGGGCTTTGACAAACTTCTCCTCTTTTCGTGTCAATTGTTTACTGACACGTTTCTGGTAGGCTTTGTCATTTGGGTCAAGAGTAAGTAAAGCTTTAACTGGCATATCGGATATATCTTATAAAAAAGACCCCTGACTTTCAATAAAAAAGTCAGGGGCAAGGTAAAGGACGTACTATGAGTACATGTCGTGATCCAAGGGGCGAGGAGAGAACCAAATGTGAACCCCTTGAATTATAGCCTCACGACAGGCTGTTGTTCCACTTTCACATTCGGTTGTTCGGTTCAATTCTGTTTAATCTCCTATATTGTAATATATAAATACATATGTTACAAGATATAATTATACTTTACAGGGGAATTTTAAACATGATGTCATACATGGTTACATATCATATTACAAACGAGGAAGGAACAGAAGAGGAGAGGATATTTACGTTTAAAACTTCTTCTCCGTTTTCGTCAGGTAATTTTCTTGATTTTTTTATAATTATGAATGCGGAATGCATTAGAAAAGGGGTTAAATCGGTGCAAGACGTTGTTTCTATTGAAGAAATTGGAGAAAAAAGAGAAAAACTTGACAGAAACTCAATAATAGATCAGGCTAAAAGCTTAATAAACGGAGAAAGAGAGACAACATATGGAGATCCTCTTGTAGCCCATGGGCATATTGCGAAGGGATGGAGCGCCATTCTCGGAGTAGAAAAAATCCCTCCCTCGACAGTCGCCCTGATGATGGCTTGGCTGAAAATTTCCAGAATTTTATCCAATAAAAAACATGAGGATTCTTACGCTGATGCAATTGGCTATATGGCGTTGTCTGCGGAATGTGCGGAGAAAGAAGATGGATATGGATATGAGGAAAAAGCGTTTAGCGTTCAGGAAGAAACGTCTCCAGAATTTGGAGAGGGTGAGAAGCAAAACGGAGATAGCAACCCCCAGGAATCCGAATGACCCTGCAAGTTGGGGCCGAGGATTTTATGAGGATAACCTTGTAATGAAAAAAACGAATGGAGCAATAACAGGGCTACGGGCCAGACACAGAGTTGAAGGCGTTATTGTTCCCAAAGAAATATCAACGGTCTGTATAGAGTGTACGACTGTGCATCGATTAGGATTTAACGGAAAAAGAACTTATTATGATTAGCAAAAAAAGAGAAGAAATACTGAAGAATCACTTAAATGTTATTTGTGATATTTTTGAGGAAAGCATTCCTAAAAATAAACCAACAACAAATGTCAGAGAGATACAACAGTATCAGGAGATACAAAGAATTAATTCGTTATTGGTATCAATTAAACAATGTATTTATAAATTTTTAGAAAAGGAAAAAATAAATGAAAGACCAGATAGTGCGTCCCTTACAATTAGCGAAGAGCAAAAAAGAATCTATCGAAGTATCTTTTGATGATGCGATTAGTTCTCTGGAAAGAGTAAACCATTCCGTAATAGATTTAATAAAAAAAGGAAAGATACAGAAAAAAACATTGTTGAAAAAAAGTAACAAATTAATTGATGATTCTATTGATTTGTTAATTGATATTAAAGAGGAGTTGGAAAATGGACATAATCACAATCAAGGAGAGCTCTTCAGGGAAGAAACAACAAATAGCGATTGATTTAAACCCAAAGAAAAAACACCAAGAAAAGAAGAAAGGATTTAAAAAAAGAATAAAAAGTTTTCTGAGACGTTTTGACCCAAGACCTGATTTTACTTTTAGAGAAGGAGAATAAAATGACTGCGTTAACTGTTTTAAATAAAATTCTGGCGTTTGTACTGTGCGTATCGCCTGTTGTGTTTGCAATAAAAATAAATCTACTAAGTCTGGCTTTGGCAGGATCTTTTGTGTTTTGCATTTTGTGTGTGTTTATAGCATTTATCTTTTAAAGTTACCGCTGACGTAGCGGAGAAAACCCTCAGTTGATCCCCTGCTGGGGGTTTTCTGTTTTCTTGAGCAAGTGTCGAATAGTTCCAGAAATGGTTCTGTCTTCTTCCTCACTTTTCCTTTTAAGAATATTATAAGTATCAATTGATAAAGCAACTGATTTATATTTACTTGAATCCATGGGTGTATCCTTTATAAAAATTTATATATAATATAAGATAATTTATTATATTATGTCAACAACTTGGCCCCAACTTTCCCCCATTTCAAGGTCGCATCGGGAGGGAATTTCAAGGGGAATAGCTTTTTCCATAATATCTTTAATGTGCAACGCTTCTTCCTTGCAATGAACACTGCAACACAATTCGTCATGCACCTGTACAAGAGGGACAATTCCCTCCTTGTAAACGTCTACCATTGCCTGTTTAGTCATATCAGCCGCCGAGCCCTGAATAAGCTTGTTCAGGCTCTTGTAAGTGTAAGCTCGTTTAAGGCGTGTAGTCGCACCGTACTTCTCCTGTGCCTCTCTCTTACTATAAGCTTTTGTCAGCTCAAAGGTATCAGGCTCCCATTGGTCAAAGGTTAACCGTCTTCCTCTTAAGCTCCTTAAATAAGCTTCATCTGTTTTTTGTTTATTGAGCCGTGTAATAAGGGCCTGTTGCAATCCTTTAACGAAGGGGACCCGAGAGTGATATTGTGCGGTAAGGTCTTTAGCCTCCTCAAAAGACAAATCAAGTTGTTCTGAAAGCTTTTTAACGCCCATACCATACATCATGGCAAGGTTAATTGTCTTGGCTTGTTTTCGAGGAATGTCGGCCATTTCAGCTACCAAACTGTGAAAGTCTGTTTTGGGGTCGTTCTGGTAATTAGAAACAAATTCATCAACGCCTTCAAGTTGAACCGCGTTTTTCTGCCAATCATTATATACTTTAGCGTAATGAACAAGAATCCGTGGCTCTTGTTGACTAAAGTCAATACTCGCCCAAGTGTCTCCTTCTTCAGGAAGAAACAGATTTCGTACAGACATAAGGCTTCCTTTACCATAGGTAGGAATCTGCTGTAGATTAGGGTTATTCATCGACAATCTGCCTGTAACGGTTCCTACTGCGTCCCCTCTAACTTGGTTAATATGGGAGTGTATACGGCCGTTTACGGCATGGTTCTGAATGGTATTGATAAATGTGCCGTTAATTTTATTTAATTCTCGCGCTTTAGCAATTAAATTAGGTATTTTATGGGTATGCTGAGTAAGAAACTCTCGGGTAAACGAAGGGGTTCCTTTTGGTGTTTTAGGGTATGGAAGTTGTTGCTCTTTAAACACAATCTCAATACTGTGCGCTGACCATATCGCTACATCTAAGTTTGTAAGACGTTTAATCTCATCGAGAACTGCCTTCTCCTCCTTTTCAAGCATCTTTTGTGTTCTTTCTGCTCCTTGTATGTCTACGCGAATACCTTTCTTTGTCATGTCAACTAAACACGGTAAAAGCTCCGTTTCTAAATTAAAAACAGTCGTTAAATCTTCTCTTTCTATTTTAGTTTTAAAAGTGTTCCAAAGATCAAGAGTTAACTCGGCATCCGTTTCTGCGTAGCCTCCGACAAAGTTAGCCGGCATCTTCCACATTTCTGACTTGGCATCTAAACCAAATTCAGTTGCGGCTTGAACAAGACCCTTTTCTGATTTTGTTTTACCGAGATAATCAAAGGCAACGGCGTTCAGACTGTAAGAAAAACGGTTCTCGTCAAGAAGACTTGCAACGAGCATTGTATCAATAATTCGGCCCTCAACTTTATGCCCCATAGCTCTCAACCAACCTACATCGTACTGAGCATTGTGGAACACTTTATCGCACGGAAGAGCCAACATATCTTTGAGCCACAAATTAACCAAACGCTCATCCAGATTGCCTCCTCCCATATGCTTGAGAGGGAAGTATCCTTTAAACTCATCTGTGGCTACGGCAACGCCTACAACTTCACCGTTCCCTGTCGGCCACCCAGGGCCAGAAGAACGGAGGTCAGGGTCGCGTGTTTCGAGGTCGATTGCTATTTTTTTAGCGTTGCTGAGATCGGGGAAGCTTTCAGGAGGTGACCATGAGTCTACCGTATCTATTCTGGCCAAATTTAAAATTCCTTGTTCCATATCAACTACTTAACACACTTTTTATATTTATACAATTAAATAAGATTTATCGGGATCTTTTGGGTAAAGTATGTAAAGACTGTTTTTTGTTCGGGTTACGGCCACATAAAACAAACGATGCAAGGCATCTTTGTTGTACCGTGTTTCGCGTTCTGAGGCAGAAGAAATATCTGTCAGGACAACCACGTTATCGGACTCAGCCCCTTTTGCTCCGTGAATAGTTGAAAGAATAATACGAGGTTCTCTTCCAAGCTTTTCTTTCTTTTTTAAAAGAGAAACGATGTATGTTTCCTGTTCATCTTTAATTAAATCAAGCGCATCTCTCCATATAACGTCCTTGTCTACGAGCAAACCGTGATGCTCCTTAAGGTCTTCGTATGTAAATGTCTCTGTATCAAATTGTCCGTGTATTGTTTTCTTCCCACGTTTTATGTGCACATCGTTACCAGACATAAACTTATATATTTTTTGTGCCGTTTTAAGATCAACACGTTCTCCTTTTCTAAGCGTCTCCCATCCTTTGATGGCCTGTAAAACAGGCTGACTTACAGAAAGATTGCCGTATTGGTCTTGAAAAAACAATCCGTGTACTCGTAGTTCATCGGCTATTTCTCTCAGCATAAAAGCACATTGGGACAGGATTAACCATTTTCCCTCTCCCATCTTTTCGTAAGGAGGAGTATACATGCGATGCACTTCTCCTTCAGAAGGTGTCGAAGAATATTCTTTAGGAAAGCGATTACCTTTTGATACCTGTTTAATTATTCTCTGAGCAATCTTGTGGGGCTCTACAGGTACGCGGTAAGATTGAGAAAGAACTTCTGCTCCGCTATCTAAATTTATAAAATGTTGAGGAGAAGCCCCCGCCCATGTAAAAATTGCCTGATCGTCATCTCCGGCGCATATCATTCTTTCTGTTTTCTTATCTAAAATTGCAGCAATGTCCCATTGAAGAGGGGACAAGTCCTGTGCCTCGTCAAGTAAAATTAAATCAAACTCTGGACAAGTCGCAACTGCATCCGTCAGGAACATCTCGAGCATGTCGGTAAAATCATATAAAGACTGACTCTTTTTAAAGTTTTCATAACTTTCTGAAACGTATTCAACTTCATGCCAATGCAGATTACCGCGCGTAGATGTATTGTATTCCGTTCTTAAGGGCACTTTCTTGACCCGTGCGCGGTGAATAAGGGACAGTATCGGACTGTTTCTTATGTATCCTCTGTCTTCAACATCCTCTGCCTCTACGCTTCCAAGAGATACAAGGCGAACCTGAGATGCAAATTGTTTAATCTCTTTATCACCAAGACAACGCATCCCTCTTTCGTCCATACAATGCTTTGAAAAACTATGAATTGTTTTAAACCAGAAAAGATCCTTTTCTGCATTTTTAAAACCAAAACGCCTGCCTGCTCTTTCTCTGGCTTCGTCACAGGCCTTGTTCGTAAAACTAAGAAAAGCAATTCTGTGGGGAGAAACTCCTTTTTCAAGAGCGTCTGACACTTTGTTTATTAACGTGGTTGTCTTTCCTGTACCTGGAGGGCCAAATATACGAAACATTAAAACGGACTCTTTTCTTGCTCATCAAACTTTTTAGGATCAATTTTTATATCTTCTTCAAAGTTAGCCGGAATACTCCACACGCGAAGCGCCTTACCTTTAACTTTTAACATCACAGGCATACCGCCTATGTCTTTAACCCTTTGGGCTACCTGATGTCTTTTATAATCGTAAAATTTGTTCTTCTTTAGATGGTCCATTAAATCTTTTATACGAAAATAGGTTAAAGACCTTTCCTCATCTGTCCACGCACGGCGAAGATAAATTTCGTCACGACTTTCTGCTTTCTGCAAATGATGAGCAAACTCTTCGAGGTATTCATAAAACTGTCCATCTATATTAGAATCCTCAGAGGCCTCCATTATCGCTCCTTCTGTCTCTAACATATTAGACAGAAGACCGTTTAATCGAGTCTCCCATTGCGGTTTGCTAATCGTAGGAGGAACAAAATTTAACTGTTCAAGACAACACTTTTGGAACTTCGCCTGAACCATAAGGCTCTCACTATCGAGCTCAACCGGATGAGAGTTAACATCTAAAAACCAAAGCGGTGGGTTACTGTTATACTTTCTCAAATTACCCATTGCCGTGTTAGTGACAAGAGATTGAACCCCAAATTTGCGTGTCGCGCATAACTCCTTGTTACAAAAGCTTTTTATAGGTTGGTCATTGCATTTATAAGTGTAATCTTTTTTCTCAAGTTGCTTGGCAACGGCGTTCATTTCATTCAAATCTAAAGGAGGGTCAAAATATTTCGCATTGTATCTGGATATTTCCTGACTCCACGATTTAGGAAATGCTTTTCTTAAGTAGACCCCAACATTAAAAAGACCGTTGTTCCGTGAGCCCTCTTCAAACCCTTGTTTAAATAGTGCCTGGAGACACGGTGGAACGTCTTTGAAATTTTCGTCAGGTTCATTTTTAATTTCAAACGCAAGAATTTCATCAGGGTCTTTTGCGTAGTGATCGTATAAATCAAAAAACTCCTGCAGGGTTCCTCCGCTTCCATCGTCTTTAATAACGTAACGAAGTCCCATCTTTTCATCGTAGTAAGGAAGATTAAGAAAATTTCCTGTGTCGCCTTTTTCTACGTTTAAAAAAACCTGTTTAGGAAAAATCTCTGAACCATTATACCCCAAAGCAGAGGCCATATCCTTAAGAGTGTCCTGCATGTCTTTAGCGGACATCCACTCCTTGCTAAATAAAAATATGTGAGCGCCCCCTGATTTACTGCGACAGACAACAAGTGGTAACTCTAAAGTCCTTATTTTTTCAACTAAAACCTTGTGGTCAAGACCAACGTATTCATCTACATCAATGCATCCCCAGACGCATTGACTCTCCTCGTTAATGGGAATAATACCAATTGCTGACCCCTTACCTGACAGATGCTCTTCCCAAAGCTCCGTGGTGCGTGGAGTACGAACAATAGAGGCTTTACCTGTTTGCTTACCGTTCTTATTACCAGACACGGCATACGTTCCGTAAGCAAGCTCCAGACCTCTAAATATATGTTTAAATTTATCTGATTCTGTGGACACAAATCACCTATCAATAAATCAGGGGTTTTTACACCCCTGATCCATCCAGAAAAGTTAAAACGGTATGTCTTGTGATTCAGCGCCTTCTTCCGTATGTTTTACGGTTACTTCGCCTTCTGCAATCGACTTTTCAAATAACCTAGCTTTCTGATAAGCTTCAGCGTTTTTCACAACGCCTTCTAAAGATATGTCCCATCCAGACCATTTACCTTTAGAGTTTTCCTCGTCAACGGTTTTCATTCTGTACACAAAAGCATAAGAAGGAGGATCAAAACTTTCACCGTTTTTATCCTTCATTGTCTGAGACAAAATCGTTGAGAGCCATTTTTTTGACTTCTTAAGTTGTGTCGATTTCATAGAAATCAAAGCAGTCGAAGAACTGCCATCATCGTTTAACACCACAACGTAATGTTGCGCCGTTTTTTCTATGTAATCTCCGTTACCATCAACAACATAGTCCTTATTATCTTCCGCACTACGTTCGTATTTTGGTATGTTTGGATCTCCTGCAGAATACATAGCAATAGGCGCACCTGTTCCTGTGCCGCGTGCAGCCCAATGAATATATTTACTTTGGAACAATACAGGCAGTACGCGAATGCCTTCTTTTCCAGAGTAATTTTGATTGGTGACCGAATTGTATATATCACCCTTCTTTGCATCGTCAGGGATATCGTCCATACCAGACCATATTTTTATAAAAGGCAAAGCAACATCGTCCTGAGTTATGCCAGAAAGTCCTGCTCCTGCGTCTTGTGCAAATATGTCTTCGTCTAAAACGGCAACTTCGTTATTCGTGTTCGTTTTTGATACTTCTTGTTTCGCCATTACTGTTTACCTCCTTTGATAGTAGCGTGGTCAATGACTGTTACACCCATAAATTCAGGAAGGCTAACGCCCTTCTCGATCTGTTCTTTAGCCCAAGCTTTTCCCGTCATCGGGTGAACCTTAGAATCTTCCTGTATAGGCAAGTTTTCTTGCAAGGCGAGTGTCTTAAATTTTTCGGCTGCCTCATACTCGCCCTTACCAAAATCAATTGAGACAGTGTTCTTAATAATGTCGTAATGTCCGTTTTTTTCAAGATAACGCAAAGCGTCATTTTTATTTTCTGCTTTTGGACGGAAAGAATATATCTTCTTAACAGAAATTTCTGCTCCGTTTTTCATTACAAACTTTTTCATGCCTGCTTCATTCATTAACTCAGGCAGGCGATCATCCGTAAGAACACGAAGCTCCGCTTTGTCTTTCTTAAGTATATCTTCACGCATTTCAATTTTCTCTTGCATTTCAACAATACGTTCAGCAACGGAAGATATAGAGTTTAAATTTTCTTCTTTGATTTTAGGTGCAGAGACATCTGCATCCTCTTTCATAAAATCGGGTACTTCGACCATCGTTTTTCCTCATTCTTGGTTAAAAATTCACTACTTGTTTTTGAGTAGTAAATCATATATATACTATTTTATATTAAAATCAAGGAGAAAATGTGTGAATTATGAGTATAAAACGCAACCGTTTAGACACCAGGAAAGGGTCTTTAATCGCTCGAAAAGCCTTAGACATTATGCGTTTTTCCTTGAGATGGGAACCGGAAAATCTAAAGTTACCGTAGATACAATGTCGTATTTATATGAAAGCGGCAAAATAGACACAGTGCTTATTGTGGCCCCTAAAGGTGTGTATGAGAATTGGATTAAGAACGAAATACCAAAACACATGCCGGATAGAATTGAGCCTCTTGTTGTTAAATGGCAACCAAATTTTACCAAAACATTTAAAGAACAGATGCATCAGGTAGCGACCAGAAGCAAAAGAAAGGACGAGAAACTGCATGTTCTTGTGATGAATGTCGAAGCATTGTCAACACGTAAGGGGATAGAGGTTGGTACATATTATTTATCTCAGAACCCGGATAATTTAATCATTGTGGACGAAAGCACCACTATTAAGAACAAAGACGCAGAACGCACTAAATCTATTATTAAGTTGGGTGAGCTCGGAAAATACAAAAGGATTTTAACAGGCTCTCCTGTAACTAAGTCGCCTTTGGACTTGTTTTCTCAATGCAAGTTTTTAGACCCCAATATCCTTGGGTTTGACAGTTACTATGCGTTTCGTAACCGTTACGCTTTAATGAAACGTGTGTCGTTTGGCGGTAAATCTTTTGACCAGATTATTGGGTACAGAAGAATGGAAGAGCTACAGGCAAAGATACATGATTACAGTACTAGGATTTTAAAAGAGGATTGTCTGGATTTACCTGATAAACTTTACCAGAAACGCTATGTTCCGTTGAGCGCGGACCAAAAGAAAGTCTACGAGCAGATGAAAACGCTTGCTCTTGCCCAGATAGACAACGGAGAATTGGCAACTACAACAAGTGTTTTAACGCAGATAATGAGATTACAACAGATATGTTGTGGGTTTTTGCCCCCTGATGACGGTCAAATAAAAGAACTAGAGAACGGAAGATTAAAAGAACTGTTATCTATATTAGAGGAAGTAGACGGAAAAGTTATTATCTGGGCAACGTGGACGCATGATATTAAGAAAATAAAAAAAGCAATTGCTGAAAAATATGGAGAACAAAGTGTAGCAACTTTTTATGGAGATACCCCTCAAGATAAACGTCAGGAAATTGTAGATAGATTCCAAGACTACAAAGACTTTCTTCGTTTTTTTGTTGGGCAACCAAAGACAGGTGGGTTTGGGTTGACGTTAACGGAAGCCAAGACCGTTATCTATTACTCTAACAGTTATGACCTTGAGATACGTTTGCAGTCAGAAGACAGAGCGCATCGTATAGGACAAGAAAGTAACGTAACTTACATTGATATCGTGAGTCCTGATACGGTTGATGAAAAGATTATAGATGCTTTGCAGGACAAAGTGGATCTTGCAACCAAAGTTTTTGGAGAGGAAACACGGCAGTGGTTACAAAGTTAAGTATGTGTAGACACTTCCGTCATAGGCCAGACAGGATTTTCTGCACCCTTCTTTTTTAGTGCTAACGTGCACCCATCCATTGTTTGGGTCGTTGTGTTTTTTTGACCAGTATTCCAAAATTAACTGATCGTACTTAAGGTTGTCTTGAATAAATTTAGCGAGCTCTGGGTTTGAAACCCTTGCGATATCTAAATCAGCAGCTTGCCCCAAAGAATGCTGACTTTTTTGAGAGCCGCCTATTTTTTCATTAAGTTCCTTGGACCGATAACCGCTTGTCGGGGTAAAGGGGCCGTATTTTTCACGCACAGGTTCAAGAATTGTTTCGCATAAATACTTAAGATTTTCGATATGTTCGTCTGTAGGGAGGTTATCAAGATTAAAACGTGAGGCGGTTTGGCTTTTGCATAACTCTTTTAATGTAAAATGCGGGGATAGTTTCATAACAATTGCTCAAGACCGCTTGCAATAACAATAAGCACGACAATGGCCCAAAGTCTGACATCTAATTTGTCTAACGATTTTTCTATATTAGAATACCGTATATGACATTCTTTTTCATGTCTTTCCAACAACTTTAAAACATCGTCACTGTTCATTGTATTATCCTATTAATTTATCTAGTTGTTCCATTCTTGCAAGGGTATCAGGATTAAAGGGCCCAAGATTAGTTTGAGAGGATAGATTAGCTGCTGAAGGAGGTATATTATTTGCTGGAGCAAGGGGTTTAATACCAGGGCGAGGGGCCATTTCTTTTAATTTTTTGTTTCTTTCAAAAAGTTCTTTTCTTAATTTTATTTTTTCTTCTTCTTGACTTCTTCCTGTAGGGACAATTGTATCAGTTACAGGTGCTGTAATTCCTTCTCGAATAAAAGTTGTTGCGGGAACAGCCGAAAGTGGTAACCCAAAATATTTTAATAAAGCGTTTTCAAACTCTTGCATAGCTGCTGTAGCTGAATCTATAGTTTTTGTTTTTAAATCTTCTTTTGAAAATTTTACATTTTCAAAAGGTTTCATTATTTTTATAAATTCTTCTCCTTTTCCCGGTGTAAAAACTTCTACTAATTTTTCTTTTAAAAGAAACATAGGCGCATCTGCAAGAATCTCTTTACCTACATCAGAAGCTATTCCACCTGCTTGTATACTTCCTACTCCTTTAAAAAGGTTAAGGTAATTAGTAAGACTTCCTATTGCTTGAAGGCCTACAACTCTGGCTATTTTTTCATCTGTAGTAGAGGGGCTTAAATCTAAATATTTTGGGTCAAGTTCTTTAAAATAACTAGCTACTTTATCTAAATTTTTTATTTGTTCTTTTATTAAAGTTTCCGTTTCTGGGTTAAGAAGACCTTGTTTTTTTAACAAATTTAAAACAGAATTTTCGGAAGGTTTAAAGTCTTCTTTAAATGTTGTTTTTAAATTTTTTAAATTTGCTACGTTAGAGTTTAAAACAAAATCTAGCATTTTTCCTGCGTTTGGATTTCCAGGCAAACGAGCTTCTCTTAAAACTCTTTCTAATAATTCTTCTACAATAATTCCTGTAAAAGTATCTCCTGCCCCTGGTAATTCATTTTTAGCACCTGCAATTATTTTGCTTAGATTAGTAAATTCTATCGTTGGATTTTTTGTGCCTTCAAAAAGAACATTATTTACAACATCAGACGGCCGTTCAAATCCTGCTGTTTTTAAAGTTTTAGCTAATTCTTCTTTCTCTTTATTTTTTTTCACTATACTTGGAACTATTTCGTTCATAAATCTTTTTGATGATTCTCCTCCTTTTAAAAGCAAATTTTTAAGTTCTACAAATGGAGGTTGATCAAAAAATTCTTTGTATTTTTCAACAAAATTTCTAATACTTTGGTCATCTATAACATCTAATGTTAATTGTTCTGGGTTATCAAAATCAATAAATTTTTGTCTAAGTGATTTTTCTTTAATAAAGTTTTGAGCTATCCCTCTAAAAATATATTCTATGCCGGTATTAAAATCTTTTATTTCTCTGTCAACATTAAATGCTCTACCGTCTTTCATTACTTTTAAAGGATTAGAATCAAAAGGATCTCTTTTTAAAAATTCAAAAGCGTTTATAATTTCATTATATTTTATTCTTGAAGCTAACGCAGTTCCACTAAGCGTTCTTTCTAAAAGCAATTCAGGATCATATTTTATTCTTCCTGAAGCATTTCTTTCAAAAAGTTGTGTCATATAAGTTGAGCCAAAAACATCGTTTCTTGATTTTGAAAAATTCCTAGCATCTCTAAATAAATCTAATTGACTTTTTCCTGTTCCTATAGATATTTTTGGAATAAGAGCATCTTCCATATCTGCTAAAATAGATTCTCCTATTGTAGAGTAAATTGCTGCATCTCTATTTTTGCCTCGGTTTATTAATTCTTTTGATTTTTCTCTAAAAAGCGTTCTCATATTTTTCAAGTAACCTAAGTTTATTACATCTTTAGGGTATTTAGATAAAACATTAATTCTGTTTTCATTTAATTGAGTAAGCTCTAAAGTATCTTGTGCTATCTTTTTTAACCTTCCAAGTTCAGCTGAAGAATAATTAGCATATTTTCCCTTTCCTATTTTTGTGCCTTCAAACTCACCCGGACCTAATTTTTCTATTTCTTCTATAAATTTCTTTAAACGCGGTTTAGTTAACACAGGGTTTTTTGCTAGTTTAATCGGATTCATAAGAAAACCAAGAGGTTGGTTTTCCATCATAAAAAATTCTTCTATTGTTAAATCAGGGTCTTTTTCTAATGCTTTATTATATCTTCCCCTATCAGAAGCACTAAGTTTATTTGGATCAGTAGTGGTTTTTTCAAAGTCTCTGTAAATGTCTGATTCATTTAATTGTTTGTTAATTTGATACCTAAGAGACTCTATTCTATTGTCTATTCTTCTTACTTCATTAAAAGTTGATTTTGCCCCTTCTTTACCTGCATCTGAATAAATTTTATTTAATAAAGTAATTAACGTACCTAATTCTGGATCTGTTGTTTTAAGATCATCAAGATTTCCAGAAAAAGGCAGTAAAAAATCACCTTCCGAATTAGGATCTGTTATTTCTTTCCAACGAGCTAAAATGTTAGAAGTTTCAACAGGAGTGCCTTTGTCTATTTTTGTCCACAATTCGGTTTCTTTGTCTTTTGTAATAGTTAAAACTCTATCTAACGCTTCTCGCGTTTTTTTAGCTATTTCTTCATCTAAAACTGAGCTATACCCATCTGCATCTAAAGCATCGTCAATTTCTTTTCCTTTAGGTCCTTTTATTGACAATATGTATTTATCTACTTCGTCCATTGCATTTCTTAGCTCGACTTGAAAAATTTGTTTTAATCTGTTTTGTTCTATATCTGCTGCTGCATTAATTAAATTTTCTGATTCTTGTTTTGTAACTCCTCCGGCATCTGCTCCTGTTCTGAGTGTGTTTATTACTTTTTGTATAGAAGTAACTTGGTTTATTATTGATTTTTTAATTTCTTCATCAAGAGGGCTTACTCCATTTTTTTCTAATCTTGACACTAATTCTCTCTGTATTTGAATAAGAGGTTCAGCTAAAGTTACTTGCCCTGGAGAGATAACTTGACCGTTGTCAATAGCTTCTTGAACTTGAGCCATAATTTGAGTTAAATTAACATCTTCTCCCTGCTCTGCGGCTTCAGCTATTTTTTTAGCAATAAATTCTCCCGTTCTTTTGTCTACACCTTTTTGTCCTTGAACTCCTCTTATTATTTTATTTGCTACACCCATACCAAGATTTACGGTTATGCGGGGAATGTTAATAATGGACGAAATAGTTTCAAAAGCAATTCTTGGCAATAATTCTCCTGGATTAGTTTTTTCTGCAAAATATGTTCCGGGAACCGCGGCTGCTCCAACACCAATTTCGGCCCTAACAAAAGGGTCGCCAAGTTTTAATCCAGGAGGGCCTGTAAATTTTGCAGGAACAGCTCTACCGCCTACAAGCGGAACAGCTTTAGGAATAGCAATGTCTTTTGCGCCTTCTCTTGCTGCTTTACCTGTTGCTCCTAAAACACCAGTAATAAAGTTTTTAGTAGCACGGCCTCCTGTATAAGTCTTATCTAATAATTTAGATTTACCAGCGGCTTGATTTAATCTTTTAAATAACTCAGGAGAAGCTTCTCCTGCTTTTCTTATAATAGATTCTCTTCCTGGATTTATTGCATTTCTTAAAGCAGTAACCCCTGAACTTATAGATGCGTCTAAACCTTCTTTTGTTGCAATTTTACTTGCAAGAGCTTTAACCCCTGGTGTAAAAGCAATAATAGCAGAAAGAGTATCCGCAGCGTTTGCTGCTGATTGGTCTGCACCTGGCATATAGAGGTCCTCTGGAGCAATAATTTCTTGAGCACCTTTTGTAAGAACAGCGCCGGTTATTCCTCCTGCTACTGCTCCTCCTGCTGCTAAAATTCCTTTAAGAGCAAGAGTAAGCGGAGTTGCAGCAGGGATAAAAGACCCTGCAGCAAGCCCCGTTCTAAATCCTCTTTTTATTCCTTGATATACGCCTGCACCTTCAAAAAGACCTCGTACAAATCTTTCTTTGTCTATAACACCTAAAAATTTATCGTCTGCAGTTCTTTTTCGTATTGCTGTTGATTGTTCTATTATATCTTCAGAAGAAAGAGGTTGGTCGCCTCCGTATACTTTAGATTCTATGTCTTTTGGAGTAAATCCTTGAAGAAATAATAAATCGTTAGCTATAATTTCTTTAGCAAGTCTTTCATTATAACCACCTTCGTTTCTAAGTCTTTCAAAAACGCCTTTAACATCATATGGTTGATTTCTTCTTTGCTCTATTAAAGCAGGATCTAATTTTTTAAACTTTTCATAATTATCATAAAGATTTTGTTGATTGTAATTTGTCATTAAAATTAATCCGTATTATTTCTAAGTATATTTTCGTAAATGTTTCCTGAAACGGGCTTACCGGTTCGGTCCTCTAAACTTCTAATTCTTTGTTCTCTATTTTTATAAAGAAACTCATCTGCAGTTATTGTATACGCTTCAATAAGGGTTTGAGCTATAGATATGTTTGTATTTATTTCTGCTAATTTATTTGGTTCTGTTTCCTCTCTTGCTTTTTGCGTAAGAGATTCTTCTAATTGTTTTAAATAAGGAATAGTTGTATTTTTTATTTCGCTTCCTGCTTTTCCAATAGTATTTGCTCCACTAATTTTTTCAGGAAGATAATCTTTAAATTTCTCCCATATAGTTGCTCCTCCTCCTTGACTTCTTTCTGCTAATAAAGCAGAAGCTTTTGGGATTAATGAAACGTAAGTTGCTTCAAAAGCGTTTAAAGCTTGATTTAAAGGAGCTGCGTCTGGCATAGCTCTTGTTGGGCCACCAATTATCCGACTTAACACATTGATGCCGGCACCAATATCTTTTACAAAATTTTCAGGAATGCCGCTTGCGTCTATAGAATTAGCAAGAGATATAAGCGCAGGAGCCTGCGGAGACTCACTATCTGCTACATTTCCAATATCTATTTCAGGACCTTCGCTTAGACGCTTAGTTCCAACAGCACTTTTTGCTGCTGTTTCTAAAACTGGGTTAACATTTTGACCTGCGTCAATACGATCTAGTACAGCTTTAGCGTTGGCAAAAGATAAATTTGGTTCTATTTTTATAGGGTTACCATTTATTATTTCGGTTCTTGGAACTATAGAATCTAACAGAGCTTGATTGAATAGATCTGAACTAAACATCTCAGTTCCTGATGCATAACTTTTCCTAATATCTGAATTAGAAAGTAACGCTCTCCGCCTTTCGGATTCTGTCGGCGCTAACTTCTCATACCAGCTTCTAAACCCAGCATCGTTTATTACTTTATTACCAGTCTCTGTAGTTAAATTAAAGTCACCGTATTCAAGCCGTAATTCCGCAGCTTCTAATTTAAGTTTGTCATACTCAAGTGCCTGTGAAAGATCTAACAACTCTTTAGACGTTTTATCTTTTAATCCTTGCAGTGTTATCTGTCCATCAATCCCTAGTTCAGTTAATTCTTTCTCAAGAGCCATTTTTTCTCTGGCAAGTATCCGTGCTTGTTCTAATTGGTTTTTGTCAAGACCTAATTTTGCAAAGAACTGTTCATTTGCTTGTTCTAATTGTTCTCTATCAAGGCCTATAGATGCAGCAAATTGTTGTTGTTGTTGCTCTAATCTTTCGGCTTGCAGTAACTTTTCTGCAAGAGTTTTTTGACTTAACAATGCAGATTTATTGTTAAAATCAAGATTCATATTTTTTTCGGTATACCCTTGTGTGACATCCATTGTTTTTAATAGGTTTTCATGCCCTACCGCTATTTCTGCTTGTTTTTGCTCTCCTATTAACACTTGCAGTTTTTGTCTTGCGTCATTAAGCATTTGCGTTTTGTTAAGCTCGGTACTACTATTTAATTCTGCTATGTATTTTTGTAATGCATTTACATCATTAGCTAGTCTTGCTTGATGGTCCTGTGCGCTTTCTTGTACTTTTTTAGCTATATCTGCTCGAAAACCTGTTAAGCCTATTTCAAACATATTACCAAGAGTTGCTGTCCTTTCTGCTGCTTTTTGCTTTCTTATATCTTTTTGTTCTTCTTGATAAATTCCTGACGCAGTTTGAAGAGCCCCCATACGTGCAGCGCGGTCAGCTTCTGATGCTTGTCCTGCTATAGCAGTAATTTCTCCCGGTACAGGAGCAAAAGCACCTGCTAAATCACTAAGAAAATTTGCGCCAGGTTGGCGTGACCCTTGTGCAAGTCTTAATCCCGCCCCTCCGATAGAAGCCAATGCTTGAGCTCTTGCAACATCTTTATCAGGTTGCCCTATTCCTGTTTGAAAAGTAGGTAAAAGCCCTGCATAAATATCTTGAAGACTTCTTGCATTTAAATCTGTCATTGGTTCTATCTTAAACGCATCTGGTCTAAAAGAGCCATAAGCACTACCTTCTTGCATTTTACGAACCATACCACCATCAGCCATTTGCACAGGTTCTTCAGGTTGTCCTGCCATAAGCATAGACCCAACACCGCCTGCCATATCTGTTGGCATACCGCCTTCATCTTCCATAGCAATATCAGCTTCGCCTTGCATCAAGGCATCTAATCCACCTTGAGCCTCTACGATAGCCATAGTCGGTTGAACCAAGGTCAATACAGAATCAGGGGTTTGCTCTGCATCAGGCTCCCCGACAAGTCCTGCAAGCTCGCCTCTGCGCCCCTCTACAGGGACTTCATCGCCACGAATTGCGTTCATTAACTGTTCATAGTCTTGTGCAGAGTCCACCTGAGACAAGATACCAGAAACAAGCTCATCCCCTTCTTGTCTTTGTGCTTCTGCCATAACTTCTTCTGGACCGGGGGCCATGGGCATTTCAGCAGGGGGCATCATCTGTTGTGGAGGGGGCATCATCTGTTGTGGAGGAGCCATCATCTGCTGTTGTGGTGGAGGGGGCATCATTTGTTGAGGAACCATACCACCTTGTTGCATAAACATTTTTCGTTTTAATGGATTCATGTCGTATGTTTCCTTATCCAAATAACCCAAGATTTTTAGCACCTGCCGCGGCACTTAACCCTGCAATCCCTAACCCTGCTACTTGCTGGAACGGAGATGGAGAGAAAGTTGGTGTTTGTGTTACTGTTTGCTGACTTGACGGTATACCTTTGTATATGTCACTTAAGAACTGCAGTTGTTGATACGGATATTGTTGTTGCTGAAGCTCTGTTTGTCGCGTTGCATCAAGGGCAGACTGAGCAATACCACGTTGCAGTGTACCTAAATTCATTAATGTGCGAATATCTTCACCAGTAAGGTTTTGAAGTTGTTGCCCCATTCCTGCCTGAACACCGCCTAGTCCTGAAAGTTGTTGCCCTAATCCTGCAATTCCTCCTGCAAGGCCAGACGCTAATCCTGCCTGACGCGCCGCTAAATCAGAACGAGCAAGACCTGCTTGTTGTAGCGCTCCTGCTCTTTGGAACCCTATATTACTTAGTCCCTGACCTGAAGCCAATCTTCTGTTTTGTTCTTCCTGAAAGGCCTGTTGTGCTTGTTGCGAGGCTCTTCCAAAATCTTGAGCGTAAGCTTCACCAACAGCTCTGGCACGTTGTCCCTCTAGTTCTGCATCCATAATATCACGCCGTGAACCAGAAAATGCGCCAGAAGAAACAGCTTGAGCATCCTGTCTGTTTTGTGCTTGGTCAAATTGACGGTTGATAGCGGCTTCTACGTATTGTTGGTACGGACTTTGAAAGCGTGTAACGCTTGAAGGGTCAAATTGTGCTTGTTGTGCCTGACGAATAGCCGCAATACCAGACTCTAGTTCAGGTGTTGCTCCTGCGGTTGGTAAAAGCTGTTCATAGCCTGTTTGAAGTTGCTGTTCTGAAGGGTCCATAATGTCAAAGGCACGTTCGCCACGGCCAAGGGTTCCTCTTGCCTGACCATAGGTCCGTGCAGCTTCTCCAATAAGGTCTTGTGCGTTTTGTATGTATGGAAGGTAGGAGCCTATGCCTGTTTCAGCGATATCCATTGCCTGCATTTCCTGCGGGGATAACCCTGCAACTTTAAATCCCGGCGGTAAAACGCTATCTGCCTGCCGACTTGCAACAAGTTCCTGCACATCCTGTAAAAGCGCTTGTCTATACGGCGCAAAAGCTGGATCTTCTTTTACCGTGGTGACTTGTTCAACAAAATCTCTAGACATTAATCAACTCCCTCAAATTTTTTCATTAGACGGTACATTGTCTTAATACCGTCTTTGTAGCCTCCCCCTGCCATTTTACCTGCTCCGCGCACAGCGTCCTTTGTAAACACAAATTCACCGGGCATAAGGTCAGCGGGAACAACATCACGTTCTACGCCAAGAGGACCGGGTACTTCTCCCATTCTCCGTGGACCATATACTTGTCCCCCCATTTCCATTTTTTGAGCAGCCCCTTCTTCAATACCTTGCCTAAAACTTGCAACAGGGTCGGCAACTCTTGGAAGATTAGCCCTTGCAGAAGCAAGTCGTTCTGACGCAAGTTGCTGTGCTTGTTGTCTACGAAT